TGTGGGTAATGTTTGGCTACGGTTAGTTTGAGCTAAAGGGTGCGATTCGTCAGGAATAGTAGATACACCTTCGCCCCCACCTCCTCTACGCCTTATGAAATCTAGAAGAATATCGATGAATCCGGGCGAACTTAGATGGGAAAATTCCTCGTCTACAGTCATTCCCTTTTCTCTGTTTACATTATCAGGCATCTTCGTATTCCTAGACTAAAGGTTGGTAAGTATTACGTCTTATCAGTTGCGACCATAGTTTTAGAGCAGCTTCTCTTCGGGCATTATAGTCATCTACCCCCAGGAGATATCTATTCTGAGGTAAGTCTGTAGGACGGTACGAAACTTTACCACCCCTAGGTGCGTTGACTCTTCCAAGCCTAGGGCCAGAAAGAGGTACAGGTGGTTCGTATTCTCCTACTCCCCCTAGCTTACCCCCAAAATCTTTAAAATCACTCCATATTGTTTTTTTCGTAGCATATGGGTTTTGACCGGGGAACTTATCAGCATGATCCCCTCGTATAGAATCAGGACCAAACATTCTTTGACTGGCATACTTCGGATTTGTCTCGTAAGGGTTGTATCTTTTCTGCATGGAAAAGTAGCCGGGATCAAAGATTTTCGGTGCGGAGTTAGAATAAGCTCCTAGACTTAAACCACCACCGCCATAGTCTACCCCACCTAGTGAGAACATCTACTTATCTCCCGCTTCAAGTTTTTCCACTTTTCTGGCTAACTCTTGAACAGCTTTGGTAAGTGTGCTGACTACTCCCATAACATCTACCATTTGTACTGCGCTACCGTCCTTAATCCCTTGCACATACTCAGGCATCACCTCTTGCAACTCGTGAGCTATAAACCCTGATGTATGCTTTGTACTCAGCCCTAGACCTTCTTTGTAGTTATAGGACTTGGGGCTAAGTGCGTTAATTTTATCCAAAGCTCCGTCAGGTAGTTCTTGAATGTTCTCTTTAACACGGTAGTCAGAAGGTATTAGGCTGGCGATAGTTCCAATAGTACCTGCTGCTTGCTGGAACGGACTTGGACCAGCAAAAGCCTGACCTTGCGTACCAGAACTGCTCTGCGTAAACTGCGTCTGACTGCCCAGACCTGCCAAGCCGCCTAGTAAATTGGTCAAGGTCACAGCCTGGGCTCTACGAGCTTCCTGCTCTTGCTGTACAAGCCTAGCGTCATCTGCCAATCTAGCACGATCTCTAGTTTCCACATCCTTGCCTACAGATTCTAGCAGGGCTGATGGCGTTGTTGCAGCTTGCAAGGCTGTTTGACCTAGCCCCGGAACATCTGATATTGCTGCTGTTCTACGAATTTCAGCATCTTTCAGGGCAGTTGCTAAAGCGTTTCGCGTAGATTCTTCTCTCTGACGTTGCTGTAAGGTTTCCAGTTCACCCAAGGCTGTACTGCCTAAACCGAATTGTCCAGCCTGTATAGCTTGATTCTGCGCTAATAGCTTATCACGCTCTGTCAGGGATCGTGCCTCGTCTGCTATCACACCTCTCTCAGCTTGGAAAATCTGGTCTTGGAAGGGGTCACTCAGGGCTGTGTTCAAGCGGTTTGCAAATACATTTGTAAACGCATTTGTAAATCCCGGTATCACGTTTTGTGCCAAGTTTGTATAACCTTCCCTAGCAGCCAGTGTTTGAGCAGAATCTTCAGGGACCAAACTCTGTCTGAACAACTCAGGAGTAGCTCTAAACTCGTTTACCAATTCAGGTAGTTGTTCCTTAATAAAAGGTATGACCGGCTCAAAAGGCTCAATCTTACTTGACCCTGATGACTGCGACTGACTAGGAACATTCACCACTGTTGTTTTAGGTTTAAATATACTGCCCATTTTATAGCCTCTTGTATATAGTAATATTACTAAAGTTGTACCCCAAAGGTTTCAAACGCCTCTCCCAACCTTTTCTACCGACAATCTCAGAAAACTCGTAACCGCATTGCTTATAGAAGTTCTCTACTTTTGGAATAAAATCCATAAAATTAAGCTTACCCGCAAGAGCCTCTGTGAATATACCTTTAATCCTAGGATATTCAGCAGCACCTATAACAAAACATCCTACAATATCGCCACTCTCGTCAGTCGATATCCATAGATCAGATTCACGGTTAATAATTCTATTGATAATATCTTCTGTGGTTACTAAATCTTTGTTGTTTGCCTCTACTGATTCTTCTATAAATTCCCAACAATGAGATACATTAAATTTAAACTCAGTGTGATCTGGATTTACTTTCTTATAGCTTAACCCATGCTCCAGCGGCGTTGTAAAAGTATATTCCTTCTCCTGTACCACCGGGGTTCCAGCTTGTGCCATCAGCATATCGGATATCTCCTTGATAGGGCTTGTCTGGTTCAGCGTAGACAACTTCTAAGTGACCATCTCTTGCTATGTCCAGAGATGTCTTTATCTGTACTAAGGTATTATCCAGATAGCGAGATATCTCCACAGGATTAGACGGTGCCGTAGATGGATTAAACTTTGGATAGTCCCTACTCATCTACTTGACACTACTTCGGACTCTAGTGTAAACCCTGATACAGAGAATGATGTATCCACATCGCTCTCGAACTTTACTGCTATGTACCTACCCTTAATTTTACAATCTACCTTGTTATCCGCACCTATAGTATAGGTCACTGGGTCAGCATAGGAAACTCCTTCAAAGGCGTTGAACTCTGACCCTACACTTATCTTTACCGTACCTGTACCGCTTATCCGTGGGTACATTCTACTTATCTTTTTTACAGCATCTGTTCTACCAGAGTGTAGCCCTATGCGTTCCAATGTTGTAGTAAAGCTGGTACCGTCAAAGGTAGTTCCTGAATCTGCAAGGTAAAGCTTTGTTATATTAGTACCGCACATAAGTAGCGAATCAATAGATGGATTATATTCTTGTTGCGCCCAAGCTAGAGTACTGCTGTTCCAAGTGTTTGTTGCTGCCGTCCAAGTATTTGTCAGTGCCGGGTTTACCAACCCCTTCCCTATAAAGTTTACATTTGGTAGCTCCCTTGTAGTCCAAGTATCGTCCCGGTAGTTCCAGATCAGTGCCTTGTCTGGGAAACCGTTTGTTGCGTTGGTCTTGGGGTAACATATCCAAACCTCATTTTTAATCTTGTTGTGCGTAAGGAACGTCTTACCAAAGTTTGTGGTATCAATTTCTGAGAACAAGAGTGTCTTCATCTTGTCATCAATAACACTTACAAGGGAGTTACCGTTGTGTACTATCACATCGTCAGTAGACATCAAAACGTGCCTACCATCCCCTAGATCTACTACAGCATCTCTGGCAAATAACCCTACGTCTTTAAACTTATCTCTTATGTTAAAGATAAAAGTACCGCCGACATACTGCAACGAGTAGATACTATCTTCTTTGTAAACAATAAGCTCGTCGCCTAGTTGAACGGCGTTAAGCAAATGCCCCTTTGTACCACCTATGGTAACTTCGGCTGCTTCTGAGGCGGTGCTACTAGTGACCCAAGTGTTCGTACCGTTAGTGGCTGCACCTTCTGGTATGGCATCGCTCCACCTGATTGTGTAAGGTTTTTCCGTACCACTGTCGGTCATATTCAGAGCTATAAGGTGGTTCTTAAACGGAACGATAGTCTTGCAACGCAGTGTTGAGGGCCAATCAGGCAAGTCCGTAAACAGAGACCCCGCCTGTGTAAGACTTTGCGGTATATCAATACCGTTATTTACAACTAGCACACCACCTAGAACATCACCCTGCCAGTTATTAGTCGTACTTGCTATGGTAGTATATGCACCACTGGCACGAGTAACAACAGCATGGGTAGTTCCTGTGATCTTATGTAGAGTAGTTAATCCGCCATATATCCACAGAGAATTAGCACCTTGTACAAAGTTAATTGTCCAGTACGGGGCCACAGTTGGCGTACCTAGTACCTGCGAATGCCCTGTAATCGTAGATGCAGTCTTGTCTGTAAATCTAGCGTTCAGTACATTGCTAAAATAGTTAGGGGGCATATCATACGGAGACAAATCTGTATTGAAGCTAAATCCAGTTTGTTGTCCGTTTATATCAAATAATTCTTTAGGCATTAACCAGAACCAGTAGTTGTAATAGGAGGCCAAGAAGTAGATTCGTATTCTTGCAGCGAAACGTATACTGGATCGGCTGCTGTACTATCTTCCATAAAAATATTACCGCCCGATTCCTGTATTAACGTCCAATTCTCTGTAACCCAATTAGTCTCAGGCACTATGTACCCCTCCTTACTAATCTACCGGGATCTCCCTGTACCTGCATAGTCATTACTGTCCCACCGTATCTAGCCTTGTCCTCAGCCTCTGTAACATTTGCTAATGCTGACGCATATAATGTTTCAAATCTAGTTAATTGCTCAGTATCGTTAAGAAATACAGCACCCTCTCTGCACGATCCGAATAAGTATAGATCAGGAAACTCTGCGAGGATATCGTTTGTTAAGTTACTATCGGATAAGGTTACAAGTTTTCTAAAGTAGTTGATCCCTATTGTATATACAGCATCTGGTGTAGGGTATAGCTTGATATTTTTTCCAAGATTAGTATACGCTCTGGGGAACCCGGTTACTACTCCACCGTATTCTCTGGTACCGGCTTCGGGAGATAGATAACTCAACGCTCGACTATCACTAGTAGTATTGTAAGTTATATTACGAAGTTCTATCAAATCTGAGGGTAGGTCGTAAAACTCCGTACTAGCAGTAGTAGACGTAGTAGATCGTACTAAGTTTACTCTTACTCTCAAGTCTCTGTTCAACCTTGCCTCAGTCAATGTGATAAAATCTGGGATAGTTGCAGTAAGATCATCCCGCTCTAAATAATTAGCAATACTTGTTTTCAAGTCTGTAAACGTGGCTAGGCTCACTTGCTAAATCCTGCTGTTGTGAGTACGCAGATACGCATACTCTGGATCGTTTAAAAGTTGTTTAACCTTGGGCATATGGTCCTTGTTCATAACATCTATGCCTAGCTCAGTCTTCCACTTCTCTATAATAATAAGAGGGATGCTGGCTACTTTACGCATACCTAAAGGACCACCTTCCGTACCATACATGGAATCGCCGTTGATTTCCTTCTTGTTCAAATCCAAGAGAGGTTCTACATCCTGAACAGAGTGTATTACAGCCTTGTCCTCTGTATGATCGTACCTGAAACTTCTTTTAATAGGCTCTTTCACTTTAATTCTCCAGTGGCTTCAAAGTGGGAGAGGCCACTACAGCCCCTCCCTCTGAGTTAAGCAGTCTAGGTAAGATCGTAAACTGCGCCAAGTCCCTTCTCGTTGTCCACCTGCAAAGTGTACTCAGCGATGATAGCACGTTGCTCACCATCAGAAGTACTAGCTACTTCGCGTGTAGTAAACGGGCGCAAGTAAGCGATCTTGTAGTACTCAGGATCAAGAAGCCATACTTCCCTAGCCCGTTGGAAACGGTTAGGAACAACAGCCATCTCACCAAAGTCGGATACATATATATCCATACCACCGATTATACGTTGATCGGCAGTGTCGGTCCAGTTAGAAACACCGCTTGCTCCGCCTACACCTACAAAGCTAGAAAACGTCTGCTTCTTCGATGGAGCCATCATCAAGTACTTGGTGTCTGCACCATTATTATAGGCAAGCAAGATCACAGCTTTCAAAAGAGCTTCCGTGAAAGCACGTTGCGTACCGTCAGTACGAACAGCACCTGCACCAGCAGTGCCAACTGCCGTACCACCAGAGCCAATACTAGCGTTGGTAGTTACCCACGCAGGAAGACTTCCAAGTTTACGCACTGTGCCAATTGCGGCCATAGCAGTTTTACCTTGATTGGTGCCAATCAAAGTTGATTCCATATCGCGTTTAAGCTCTTTAGCCCGTTTGGACATCTGGTAAGCAAGTTCTTCCTTACGACCAGCTTTCGATACAGCATCCAGAGTGCCAGAAACTATAGTAGTTTTCAAGCTTATCTGGGCAATATTGCCAAGACGGGTTGTTGCGGTAGGCGTGGCAGCAGTAAGTGTCGCACCTTCCTCGTTAAAGTTATTAACAGCAGCAGCGGTAAGAGCATCGGTCTGCCACTCGTGATTTACAGCAGTTGCATCAGTTCTGCCGCCCATCGTCATAAATGGGGTATCTGTCGGAGAAATGTCGTAGATAACATTCTCCAAATCTTCACGTTCACCTTTAGCTGTAAAGGTTACGTAAATGCCTGTCGGTTGTGCCATGATTGGCCCTTTCTTTCAAAGTTAAAGTTTACACATAATCAAGAAAGACACTCGCACCATCACGAACATGACCAGTCTTTCTGAGTCTATCTCGTTTAGCTGTTAAAGCTTTTCGAGATCTTTGTTTTTTCGACTCAGGTGTTCCCGCTTTAACAACTTTGGGAACGGGTTTACTAGCTTTCTTCGAGGTTCCTTTAGTGGCCTTATCCTGTAGCATGGATTTATATAAAACCATTACTACACGATGATCTGTAATGCCATCAACATCCTCTTTAGAGAATCCCAAATCTTTCATGGCATATTCTCTAAGTTGGTTTTTAACAGCAGGGTCAGCATACTCAGGAAGTGCTTGCACAAGCTTTTCAGCTTCAGTAGTAACGTGTTTCTGCAAATGATCTGCATACTCTTGTTGCTGCTGTTGCTGTACTCTGGACTGTTCCTGCTGTACTTGTTGCAGTTTATCCTTAGCATCTTGCAACTCCATACGCTTTTCCATGTACTCCATAGGGTCAGATTCTTTCAACTCTTTCCAATCGACATTGTTGAATTTCTGAAGTTCCATATTTTGAAACTGGGAAGCGTTTTCCAAGACCTGTGTATACTGCGATCTTTCCTGCTGAACGGCACTCAAGTTCGCCTCGTAGGTTTTCCTCTGTTCTGCTAGTGACTGAGATTTTCTCGTATAGTCCGATTGTCTTTGGTAGCCATTTCGGAGCTCGTCAAGACTGACCTCAAATTCCTCACCGTCAACTTTGACACTGTAGGAAGGCGGGGTTTCTTCAGGAACTTCCTCAACTTCTACCTCTTCTTCAGAGACTTCATCGGAATCCTCTTCTGCTAAAAGTTCTTCAGCGTCCGTTTCTTCTTCCGTAGTCTCTACTGATGCTGGTTCAGGATTAGTGTTTTCCTCACTTCCAAACATGACATCAAACATACTAAGTTGCGGATCTTTGACTTCCGCCGTATTTTCTTGCGGATTGGTCTGATCTTCACTCATTTTTATTTACCCTTCTTTATGGATTTCTGGATTTTCAATCTTATCATTTTGTACTAAAGCGTTTAGGTCTTCTGTGATAGAACGCAACGCATCTAGTCTTAGCCAACAAGATTCTCGAATGTCAAACGAATCTGCTAATTTCCATTCTTGGATAATACTATTTTCCATATTTGAAAGTAATTCTTGGAATACTTCGTTGGTTAAAATAATACTAGCCTGAGCAGCACGTTCTCTGGTATTCATTAGTACTTGCTATTCCCCATGATATCGCCTTTATAGTAGCGATTACCGTGTGGTTTCATACTTGGGAAATTAGTATTGCCGGTATTACCGTGAGGTAACTTCCGATTGCCTACTGATTTGGCAGGACTTTTTCCGCTATACTTCATTGTTCTTATTTCCTTTCACAGCATTTACAAGGGTTATTTTCGAGGCACTCGCAAGGGTTGCAAGTACAGTCTGGGTTATCGCACTTAGAGTAGTAGTCCTCCATTGGGGTAGGGTAGCTCATGTTTTGATTAAGAAGTTAATAGGTTGGTAGCTAAGAGTAGTAGCCTCTGTTCCTATGGCTTTTGTCTGAGCAGTTCCTAGGCTAAAGCTGCCGCCAACTCCTATCGGTATAGAGGGCGTTGTATAATTTGGTACTAAAAAGTCGCTACCAGAAGTTCCAAATACTACTCCTATCACAGCATACAAGGCAGAATATGTTGAAGTACTATATGCTGCACCGTTGCATATAAGCCAATCTTTAACACCGCTGATAGTCTCTGTGGTGGGCGTTGTACCAGAAGCGAACATCACTATGGTTCCCGGTTCAAAGCCAAGCTTGTTCATCTGTGCGCTACTTTGAGTAACAGCCGTTGTTGCCAAGCTTGGAAACTGCGCTTTCAGTACTGATTTTACCAACCGTACATGATCGTCACCCTCAGAGATGTTATCTCCAGCAGCAGGGTAAGCGGTATTTAGCTGGCTTATATATGTTGCAGATTCTACAGTCATATTGGATCACCTAGTTCTTTTAGTTCTTGTTCTTTCATAAGAGGGCCGTTTAAAATATTACCGTGATAGTTAGGAGCAGTACAGTACTTACCAGTTAATCGGCTTTTAAAGAATACTGTAAAACTTCTGTCACTTTTGAAGAACCAGAGAGGTAGTCCTGTTCTGGTTATTCCTGCAAAGACTAAAGTTTGCCCCTTCTCTCCTGTCTCTTGCTCTACTTGCTCGTAAGAGCTTATGCAATACATACCACCTGTTTGAGCGTGTAGCGAGGTGTTCAGAACTATGCTTGCCACTGCGAGAGAAGCTATGAATATTAAGGTTTGTCTAATCTTCAATTGTGTTACCTTCCGCTACCCATTGCAAAATCGCTTGGTAATCTGAATTTTCTTCATTGTGAGGAACTGTGTAGCGTATGTTTGGCTCATCAGTAGTTACATCGTAAGCGAAAAATAAACCTGTAGCACTGTCATTTATTTTTTTTACTGATTGAATGTTCATTTATAGCTCCGCACTTGCCGTGATGTATTCGGATGTCGCATCGGGGTAAAAATAAGTATCAGCAGCGCTGGCCGTTGTTGCCCCGAGAAGAAATCCATCGATTGAAAAACTTTGAAACGCTGGTTGTCCACAATTTGACACCGCCCATGTCCCTGTAATTGCACACGTTGGCTCTGCTCTCATTTGCGTTGGAAAGCTAAACCAACTGCTGACCACGGCACCACTGGAATTGTACCCACGCACTGTCACAGAACTAACCTTTGGAGCAATCTTGGTGAAGTAGCGTTGGCACTTCTGCAAAGTTTCTGCGGGGCTTTCATGCTCGAATGGGGTAGCGGCTGTTCCCGCCTCAACCATTATTCCAGTAATTAGCCAATTGTTAGCAGTATTATTTGCCAAATTTACTTGGCCTACAGCACGATTTGCATTGGTTGCAGTTGCCCAACTTGTCGCCAATGTACCAGAGGTGAAGTTCGTACCAGCACCTAGCCAAAACCCGATAGTCAGGCTGGTTCCGTTATCGTTTGTTAGGGTTCCTGTAGTGTCACCAGCAAAGGTGATACTATGATTTTCCCAAGTGTCTGCGGAGGCTATTGTGTACGATTTGTTAATGCTACGTCCATTATCATTATCATATATCTCAACAATATGCACACCCGTTAAGCCTGATTTTACCCAAAATGAAATCGTGATGTCTTCTGCATCGGATGTACCCTTCTTTAACCGTTGAAGATTCTGACCTTCAATAGACTGAGCCACTAACAATTTATCGCCAACGGCTGGAGATGCATCTGCTGCTGTGCAGTCTGCTTTAAAGGAATATCCAAAGCCCTTTCCACTTGGCACATCAGTGCTTTGAGAAAGTGTCCACGTTCCTAAAGTACCATAATTGAAGTAGAGCCTATCCACAGTATGAAATCCAGCACTGGTGATACTTGAAGCGGAGGTGGCCCTCTGGCTTATGGTAAATTCTCCATTGATCCAGAGATTTCTGCCTGTCCACAGACCTCCCGCTGTAGGCATTTGCTGACCTGAAATTATAGCCCCGCCTGTCAGAGTAGAAGCTCCTGTAACTCCCAGAGTGGAAGAAAGCGTAGTTGCACCTGTAACTCCCAGAGTGGAAGAAACAGTAGCAGTACCAGTGATCGCAGTGTTATCACCAATGGCTACAGTTCCCGTCCCGTTTCCCTGCAATGTGACATTACCGTTAGTAGCCTGGGCTGTTACAACATCGGCCTTGATTGTTGAAGTCATGGTATTTCCTCAATTATGGCTTTCCACTTGTCTTTAATTTCATCAGTCCAGATTGTTTCAGCGATAGCTTTCACTTGGTCATCTTCGCCAGATATATCTGTGGGGGTATGCGTCCAGCTACCGTCATCTTGTCGTGAAGAGGAGAAGGGAACTATGGCGTGTCGATGAGGAACTCTTGAAATCTCCACCCCGTCCTCTGTGATTACTGTATCTACTCTCACAGAAATTCCACCTGTGGAAGGGCTGGAATCAATTTTGAAAACTTCTGTGTATTTCTCTACAGCCATAAATATTCTCCAATTAAACTATTCTATATATTGTATATACCACTAAAATATAGCCACATTGCAGCAGTAGCATTGTGTGAACACGCCTCCCATCCAGCAGCCGATTTGGTCCCAATGAAAGAAATATAAGAGCCTTGGAAAAAGGGTGATATATTATCAACACTGGCTGGTATGGTCATTCCTGTGTGACAGGAAAAATTACCTGTCATTTGATTGGTTGGAGCAGAAGTAAAAGGAAGTCCAGTAACTTTCATTTCACCAGATGCACCAGTAGTATTTACTCCTGCAAATGCTCCAGTGACAAATACCAGATCTCCTATTTTAACATAAATACTTGACACGGTGACGGCTGATGATGGATTTGCACCAGCACCTTCTAATGTTGCTGTCCAAGTACCTTCCTCGTAGTCGTCAAGTAGATTAGCTGCTGTGGCCGAGGTTACTCCTAGGTAAATTCCTTTGGCCGCAGTTGTTAGCAAAAGATTCCCACCCACTGACATATCATTGGTGCTTGAGAACGTGGGTGTTCCGCTTGCTGTTAGTGCAGCTAAAGTTGAAGCTCCTGTTACCCCTAGTGTTGAACTTAGGGTTGCTGCTCCTGTAACTGCTATAGCACCGCCAACTGTGGCATCGTCAACTACAGCAACATTTCCAGCCCCATTGCCATCTAGACTCAAATCAGCCCCAGAAGCATCTGGAATTATTGTCGATACGTTTAGTGTACTCATCCCGTTCTCCTAGGGCTTTGTGGGCCAAATGGGGTTAGCAGGGTCAGCCGTGTTCGCTGGTAAATCTCGTAGTAACTGTCGATAGTTTGATTGCGCCTCCGTCGCAGTTCCCCTGATGTCCCACCAATCTGTTTCTTCCAATCGCTTGTTGCGTTCCACTCGTAGAAGCCGCATCGGTTCCGCTGCTGTTAGTCGTGCGATTTCGGCATTGATCTCTCCATCGGTCGGACGATCTTGAGTTTTGTCATGCCAATCAATGCCAGAAAGAGAATTGCCTACAATAGAAACCTCTGCTGCTGGCCGTAAAGACAATATCGCGTGGATTATTTGATATTGCATCTTCAAGCTCCCACTTCAAGTAGAGTTATCACGGATCGTGCAATGTCGGCCCCGTCGTTGCGATTGATCTGAAGAAAGCCCGACTGGTCGGTTAGGAACACCTGTAGTTTATAAGTAGTCGCGCTCGTAGTAGATGGACTATCAAGCTGCATCAAAAAGTGGTTTGTACTCTGTCTGGCGGGATGACTGATTTGAGAAAAAACATATAGGTCTGTTGCAGACGCTCCAATTGTTCTTACAATTTTGAACTCGCCTACAGCGGAGTTATCGGGGTCTGTGAATACGGCGACAGAAATTAACACTAGAACTTTCGAGCCTGTCGTTGCTGGCGTTATTGACGCCGTTAGGTTGGTACAGTCCACATAACTCGTAGAGGTTGTTTGCAGTTGGGTGGTAGTGGTTGCGGAAACAACTTGAAGAATCTTTCCAGCGGATAGGGCTTGAAAGGTAGGGGCTGCACCTGCTCCGTTAGAGGTAAGTACATGAGTTGACGTTCCAACTGCCACCGTAGCTGGATCACCAGAAGCGTCCCAAGTTATAAGCTCCCCGTCTGTTCCTGTTCTCAGAGAGGCTACGGGTACTCCCGCTGTTCCACCTACCTTAAACCCTGTTTCCAGATTGGGAACACCCGTACCGTGACCAGTAATCGTCAGATCAGTATCATCTGTCTTTGTCGTGATTGTGTCGGCTTTTAGTGTACTCATATTATCACCAAAGTTCCTATAACTGTAAGCGTGATGCTGCTATTCACCGTCAACGGGCCAGTTGCGCTGGCGTTGGTCGAGGTAGCAATTGTAACATCGGTTGCTAGAGCCGCATTGTTCACCCTGAAGATATCGGTCAACCCGTTGGTGGTATCGCCTGTAGCTCCTGAAGAGTTTCCTAGAAAGTAACCTGCACCTCCCGCAGCCGGGGCGGTGGAAGCCCACGTAGTACCGTTAGAGGTTAGAAGATTAAGACTAGCACCCGGAGCGATACTTGTTATCGCTGAAGCACCCGCACCTACGAGCAAGCTGTTAGCTGTATGTGTGCTTGCCCCCGTACCGCCATCTGCCACTGGTACGTCAGTACCGCCAGCACGGTAAATTGCGTTACCTTCAACTGTTAAGTTACCTGCACTCGCTCGTGCCAAGGTTGTATCAGAGGCTGCTCCTACGTTCACAGCGGTAAACTGAGGGCTATCGGTTGGACCTACCCCCAAGGCTTCGGCAGCAGCTTCGGCTGTGGTAGCTCCTGTACCACCTTTGTTTACAGGTATGGTTCCTGTGGAGACTGTGACAGCCCCGGTAGCAGTGTCTACAGCTATGGGTGTAGTTGCAGCTATAGATGCTACACCTGTTACAGCAGAAGCTAGAGTAGACTTCTGAATTTTATGCGTCGTTCCAGCACTGATGTCAACTATGGCTAGTACATCGTCGTTAGCTAGATCAGCTTCTACCAGCTCTGTTAGTTCTGTGATCTTCTTGTTTGTAGCCACAGCGTGTTATCCCTCTAGCCAAGTAATGTTTACCGTTGCGGTTCCAGATGCAGTAATTGCTGCAACCTTGTCACCTTCGACCACTGTAAATATCTCAGGACCACCAGCGTTCATCTGCACAGAAGCAGCTACGGTTGCTGTAGGGGTAGCGCCTTGACCCCCTTTGACCTCTACATACGCTAGTGCGCTAGAGGAGATCCGTGCCTTTGTTACCTGTGCTGGACAAGCTCCTGAGCGAGTAGCTCCTGACGTTGTAGTAGCCGCCAAGTTCTCGCTTGAGTTTACTCTATAGTAATTGTTTTGTCGTGCCATTTCTAGTTACCTCAATATCAGTTTGCCTTAACATTTTCCCCGGAAGACATTTCATAACCTAGTTCGATGCCTTTTAGTTTTAACTCTTCTCGCTTGAGAGCCATAGTATGCTCTATCTCTGCTCGTTCTAGTTCCAATCTAGCTGCTTTAATTTCCGCCTCTTTAACTTTAACCTGTGCAGCTACTTGCGATGCTTGGGCTTCTATCATTAAAGCTTGCGCTTGAGCTTGCATTGCCTGTTCTTGGACGTTAGGTTCTGGAGGCTCTTGCGATGGTGGGCTAATAAACTTATCTACGTTTTTAATACCCATCTCTTCGGCAATTTCACGCATAAGGTTATAGATATTATCCGGGTTGATAATTCCTTCTGTCTGTTGAGCTACCTTCTCTACCAATGTTGCAAAAGTAGACAGGTTGTTCATACGGATATCTTGATCGCCGTACCCTAGACCGACTTCTATGCTTACATCTAAATCTTCCTTCCAGCTAGAAGGGTCAATCTGAGCGAACTGGTTATGTACCCTTACAATCTTTTTCCTATTCTCAAACCGCTGGACTAGGTTGTAGATAGATTTAAATATGTTACGAACACCTGTATCAGCAAAAACTCTGGCTATCAGCTCTATACGCCCCTGACCGTTTGTTAAAGCTCCTGTAATAGCTCCTGCTGTTACATGAGACTTCAATACATCGGCAGATAGTCCTTGAGTGGCAGGGTTAACGCCCGTACGGCCCGACTTGATGTTATCCCAGTATTCCAGCATTTCAAAGCTGTAGTTCTGCAAAGCTGGTGTCTGTATCGGCTGTAGAGCCTGTGGAGAGCGGGTTCTTACAATCCCTCCGGGCCTGTTTGTCAACAAGTCATCTATGTTGACCTGACCTTCTACAACTTGGAACCTACCGTTGTTGGCTAGGTACATATTATCCAGCAGGTTACGAGTCAGGGTGGAACGTATTAGCTGAATATCCTCTACTGTTTCTGCTACTGATAGTCCAAAGAACTTGTGAGGAATAGGTATGGGGCAGACTGTGCTAAATGGTTTATAATCTATGGGTTCGCAGTCTAAGACTTCGCTACCAGCGTGGGTAACTTTGTATAGTAAACTCGTTCCGCTTTCTTTTGGATCTAGGTTTAAGTACGACTCGAAAACTTCTATAAGTTCTTCGGACTCCTCGCTAGACTGGTTTGTAGCCCCGCCTGTAGAATCGTAAGAATGCCGTGCTGTAAATTCTTCACTGGTTGTTATACCATCTACGTTAGAGGTAGCAGCCAGATCCCCTACTATATCCTCGTCAAAACCCATTGCTATTAGATCGCTACGAGTCTTACGGGATCTGTGGCAGATGAAGGAAGCGTCTTCTACCGTCTTGGCTCCAGTGTTTATTAGGAACTCTTCAGGCGGTACATTTTCTATTGTAACCCTTCCTTCGGTATTAGAGCGGAGAAACACAGCATCGTGCGTCTTTTCCTCCATCTCTACCATTTGCCCTGTCATTGGGTCTGGGACAGGTACCATTTTAGACATCTCTGTATGCTGATCTAGCTCCAGATTCTCGTCTTGCTCCAGCATTCTAAATTCGTTATCACTCAAGTTTGAGTATTCTTCGGAAGTAACCTTGTCAAGTTCTTCCCAATAGTGCTTGACAATTCCTACTTTATTTATTAAGGCATCTAGGAACAAGTTGTAGAGAATCATAAATCCATTGTTCTGCTTATAGAACACATGGTTTACATACTTGGTAGCCTGTTCTGCTGCGTCTTCATCCTCTGGACCTTCTGGCTCGAACTTTACAACCCTGTCTCCAGCGGTGAAAATACGCATCAGGGACGGCATCATCCACATGATCGTATCCTGAACATCGGTTACAACCACTTGAGAACGCCCGTCCTCCTCGTTACCGAAAGGTTCGCCATAGAAGTACTCCATAGCTTTCTCTCGCTGTGCGCTGATTTCGGAGTCCTGAAAGCCAGAACTTGAATTTATCTCGCCCTCTATAAGAGCTATAATTTCCCTGTCGTCAAGCTCAATAGCCATAGACTAGTAATCCACTGGGGAACGGGGAGTTATAGCACCACTAGCTTTAGGATTCTTAGACCTAGAAAATGGGTGATTTCTACCTATCTTTTTATTAACAGTTTTAGCTAAACTTCCTACAACTTTAACATCGTCATTAGCCAATAGTGTAACTAATCTATTAGATAGTTTCCCCATTGTAGACTGCTCGTTATCAAAAAAGGTCTTAAATAGTCGGTTTTTTGCTTTTAGTTCTTGTGTAGCCTTTGTATCCTCTTCCCCAGTTTCTCTGTTTATAACTTTCAAGGTTACCGACTTTTTCTTCTTAGGCATCAGACTACTCCTGCGTATGAATATTCGATTTCCTTATTGAAACCGTATTTTTTATATTGCGTCTTAGTTTTCAATTTCTCTCCAAAGCGTTCTATAGAGAGGGCTGCGTAGCGCATAGCACTTAGCAGATCGTCCCTGAGCGGAACCACCTTGCCGTTTTTTCTATGGTAGAGCCTAAGCTCTTCCTGAGTTTCCGTGCAAGACTTGAAAATCTGGAGTCTACCAGTTTCAAACCTTTGCAACAATTCGCTAATACCAGCCTCAATTGAGTTATTACCACGCACTGCTCCTTCTGCCAGAGGGTTGCTAAAATGCTGTGGTAGCATATACACCCCTAAATCACGGTATTGCTGTGCCAGTTGCACTCCGCTCCCTTTATCGTGCTGCAAACCGTCGTGCGGGAAAGCTACAGGTATTCCCGGTGTTCTGGCGTTGATGACCGCAGCGTGGGTTAGCGGTGTTTCCTTGCTCCTTCTATACTCGTCGTAGACGTAGATGATATCGTCATCAGCGTCAAAGGCTACCCAACTTACAGCCGTGGGGTGGTCAAATCCGAAATCTATTGCTGCCAAGCGGGTAAAATGGTCTGGTATGTCAAAGTCATCGCAGAGTACATCGTCTTCTGATACTGGGTAGACTAAGCCAGAGCCAAAGACAGGTATACCCTTCGACCGCATCTCTCGCTCCGCAGGGCTATATACGGCTAGTAGTTGCTCCTTTGTTTTCTTATCTAGGTGCTTGACATCGTCCCATGTAGCTGTGCAGAGCGACTGACCCGGCTTCAGGTCGTTCATAAAAGCTGTTACTACGTTGGTCATCCCCTTTTCCGGGGTGAACGTCATGTAGACAATTCCTCCCGTATCCGCAGTTCTGGTTATGCACTGCGAGAAAATCTCCTGCTTCGGCTCCTCGTCTAGCCAGATGACATCTACTGCTTCTCCCATAAACTTCTCAAACCCTTGCTCGTAGGCTTTAAAGCTTATGTGGGAATTACCTCCAGATTTGTGCCTTATCAGGGCAGAGCTATACGCATTAGGAACACCCGGCTTACGTATAGTTTCTTTGATGGAATCTAGCGGTATTGCTCCCTTACCCTTTTGTTCAGGATCTTGCGGTACGCCGAAAAGTTCTCGCTGTATAATATCTCTAGTGGTATCATTGCTCTCCCCTGCTACCCATACTCTGACAGGTTTGGTAAACTTACGCCCCTCCCACTTTTTTGGGTAGTTACCCGTTAGGTGGTAGGCTGTTTCTATGGCTCCGCAATAGGTTTTCCCCACTCTGTTTGCCGCCATTAGGATGCGCTGTCTGCACTCGTCACCCTCTTTGTGAAACTTGCGCTGGTACGGGTACGGCTTGTAGTAGTTGATACGGTTTGTTTCTACTCGCCGCTGCTTCTCTTTTAGCAGATCCAGAACTTCACGCTTGCTCAATCTTGTTTCTTTCGCTTGCTTTTTAAGGGGATCACGTTGCTCTGAGACATCAACTCGCTGATTTGCTCGTTTAGCTCCGAATCAGATAGCTCGTTGACTTCTCTAAGAGTAGTCTCCTGCTTCTGGATAGCGTCGTAACCTGCGCGAGAGAGGATATCTCTGGCAGCGTTTAGCCTGACGTTCTCGCTCTCTGCTGACCGCATTAGCTCCTCAAGAACATTAAGAGCCATAGTGGAAGTTTCCCCGACTCTCTGCTGTATACGGTGTTCAATGTGGAGCCAAAGGTGTCTCTGGAGCCGCTTTGACCTGCTCTTGTTAGCAGCCTCCGAATCACCTTTATACCCGGCAGCGTAGAAAGCATCTAAAGGTTCCTGCTTATTGTCTACAATATTGGTTACAAAGGCTTCCTCTTTGTCAGTAAGAGCCTTGGTAAGTAGTTTAGGATTTATATTACTTAGCCACTTCATAAAGATTCCTTTG